TTACGGACCGCTGCCGAAGATCTTGAGCTTCAGTGCAATCCCGGCGAGGAGCGCCAACATCACCCCCGTGGTGATAAGATGAACCGCTGTCTGAACGGCCGTGCGCCGTACGAAACGGATGCAGTCCAAAAGTGAACGGAGATCGCGAATATCGAGGGCTGTGTCCTTGCCATCGATCCCAGCATCGGCAAGCGCGCGTTTGGCCCCTGCTTCGGCAGCGCGGGTCAGCATGGCCTGGAATTCGATCTCGGACATGCGCATGTCGCCCTGATCGGCTCGAGGTGGCGTCATGACGAGATAATTCCAACCTCTGTCGGCAGCGCGGCCGTGGTCCAGGGCGTGCTGTCTGCCGGGTTTACATCCCATGTCGAATAAACCGGAGATGGCATATCGGCGGACGGCGTACCGGGAGATGCGTCATAGTCCACGCCGCCAATCCTCAGGAACCCCGCAATGCCGGTCGGCCCGGCCGTGCCAAGCTGGGCCAGCTGCTTCACATGCACACCAGCGATGGTCGAGGCCCCAGCGGGTCCCGTTGGACCTGCCAGCGAAAACGACATGCGTTGACCGGCAATATCGCTGGCCGCACGGGTGGCGATGTCGCCGTCCTTCACGGCATCGACGCCGCCTGAGAAGGCATCATAGGTCGCGACCAGATCGGGCGTGCGTCGCGCGAACCGCCGCCCGATGGTGGAAACCCCGTCCAGCACCGCGATGTGCGCGTAGTAGCAGGTGGTGTTGGTGTAATAGTCGTGGAGCCCGTGGTTCTTCCAGATGCATCTGACCGGCGTACCCTTGCCGCCAGTGTTCGGCGCGGTGGCGCTGCTCTGAAGCACGCCATCGATGTAGAACTCGATGGTGATATCTGCACCCACCTGCACACGCACATCCACCCAATAGGCCTGACCAGACGCCGCAATGAAGGATGACCCGCCGTCCACATTGGTGTCGCCCATTGCCATCGCGTGGTACTTTTCATCGTCGCGCTCGGTTCGGACACGTGCGATCAGCGCATTCGCATCATCGTAGAATTCGAGAAAGGTTCCGTCGGTACCGATGATATGGCCGCTATTGGCCGGCGATCGGTAGCGGAAGCCCAGCCAAACATCGCCGGTGGGAGCTCCCCAGGAGGCCGAGAACGGGACCGAGGCCGTTTCGGTCGTCGTGATCTTGATGCAGTTCACGTCAAGATCGGCATCAAACCCAGCGACGTCGGTGCTGATGCGACCTTCGACGCCCGCAAGGTCGGTAACCTGGTGTCCAAGATGGAGAATGTGGCTCATGGAATTACCTCGATATAGAGTGTGGCTTCGGCGGCCGTGAGACGCGACTGGCCGCCCCATTCGTTGAAGATGTCGATACCCGGGATCGTGAGGCGCGTGTCGCCGCCAAAGCCGATCCAGATGGCAGCCTCTGCGGTCGTCAGCTGCACCGCCCCGCCGCGATCGAGGAAGATCGTTGTCTCGGCGACCGTCAGGCGTGCATCGGCCCCGATCTCGGTCCAGGCGGAGACCTCGGCCACTTTGATGCCATCGGGCATGAAGAGCCGGATCGAGCGGGCTTGCCACGCCTCGTAGTTGATTGTCCCGGTCGTTCGGCGTGCTTGCACACGAACCTCGAAATGCTTTGTCCCAGTCGGCGCTGCTAGGATCGGCACGTCTTCCTTGGTCAGCGTCAGGCTGTCGGCGGCGCCCACATCAATCACGGCGGCGGGTGGTTCCAGCGTCGCGTCCGTGTCGGGATCGACCCAGCGGATCTCGACCGCGTAAGTGACACCGGGCTCTGGCCCGATATCGGCGGCGTCATAGGCATCGAATACGCTGCCGGTCTGGGTGAGCCTGTCACGATGAGACCAGGTCAGAAGGACCGGCCCGAGGTTCAGAACGTTCGGGTTTACGACCGACACACCATTGCCGCGCAGATCCCCGGGGGGCAGCGGACGGATGGCACGGCTGGCCAGCGTCACGGCATCTTCGGGTGCCTGTGCGAGCGGCAAAGTCCCGAAGCCAGTTTCGGGTAGCATCTTGATTGTCACCGTCTCTCCCGCGGCGAACCCCGCCTCTGACGCATTCGCCAACTGCTGCCAGCAGATGATCGGCGTCCCTGCGGGATGGGGTTGGGGCACCGTGTCGAGACAGCCGCGCCCAACCGTCAGCGCCGTGGCACTGACCCCGTCGATCCGGACCAGCTCGTCGCCGATCGCAGCCAGCGTGCCGATGGCCACGTCCCCTAGTCCGGTCCAGTTCCCGACAGTCAGCACGCTTTCGGCCGGATCGTCGCTGACCTCCGAGACCAGCAGTGCCGTCGGCACGAACTCGACCGCCTCTTCGAGCGTGTACCCCGCGCCGCTGTCGCTCCAGACCTGCGCCGAGAGCGCATCAGCCGAGGGACGTTCCCCAGCCGCGACGATCGCACCTGCATCGGGATCCTCATCGAGAAGCGCATCGGCCTGTGCATGCCCCAACTCCTGGACGAGCAACCAGTATGGCGCTTCGGCCACCCAGCGGCGCGTCAATGGCTTGGGCGGCAGGATCAGGCTACCCGGGTCACCACTTTCGCCGCCGACGAGCGCGGTCTCGCCAAGCCCAAAAACATCCTCGGCGATCTTCAGGCGCACGCCATTGGCCCGTCCGTCGCCATGGTCGATCTCAACGATGCGGACCACGACGCCCTCAAGCCCACGCCTCGGGTTTGACAGGACGATCACGTCACCTGGATCGAGATTGGCGCCCACCCGACTGACGGTGATCTCGCCCGACAGGATCGGTGCGGAGAGCGCCCGCAGATCGCGTTCGGCGACCCGGACCGCAAGGGACTCGAAGCGAATGCCTCGGTAATCGACCGTCGCGCTGACCACCTGACCGAGGTCCTGGACAAGCGCAGTGTCGGTCACACTCACCGATCCGGTCTGATCGGTGCGGGCGTCGGAAAACTTCGCTGTCACCGAGTTCACGAGATCAGCAGCCTCGCGGCGTCCCAGCTCGCCCCAATCGACGACATTGGTCTCATCGAACACCGGCAGGGTCTCGGGGTCATAATCAGCGCGGATCAGCCGCAACTCCCAGCGGCCCGAGCGCCGATCGACATAGAGATAGGCGTCGATGTGCTTCAGCACGTCGGCAATGAAGTCCTCGATGGTCGATTCCCGCTGCCAGAGCAGCGAGAGCCCAAAACCCTCGGAGAAGAGTGCATCCGCGGCGACGGCGAAGCTGGGGCCGACGTCAGAAAACGTATGCCCGAGCCCCCAATCGCCATTGGTCAGACATTCCCGGATGATGTGCGCGGGGTTCATGTCCGGGCCTTGACCGAAGGCTGCACGCAGAGAGGCGACTAGCGCATCGGGATCGCCTGGCGGCACGACCGGCACGCCATCGACCGGCGTGTTGTCGATCTGGGCGGTGGCGCTGGTGTCCGAGAGCGCGATGTTGAAGGCGAAGACATCGACCTCCGGGATCCCGGAGAGCGTGGCAATCGCCGACTGCAGGGTCGAGGCCGGGCTTGGTTCCCCATCGGTGACGAAGATCAGGATCCGGCGTTTGCCGTCTGAGCCATTGAAGAACGCTCCGGCCTGGCTGACGGCCACTCCGAAATCCGTTCCGCCGCTCACGGAGCTTGAGAGCGCGTCGACCCAGTCCTTCAGCTCCCCGTAAGCCGTGGCATCTGCGTCGCGCCGCAGGATCGTACCCGAGACGGAAGAGTTCCAGGTGACGATCTGGATGTCGTTCGGCTCCAGGGCATTCTCGCCGATCTCTTCAACCAGACGCGAGACGGCAGCGATTTGCGCCGCCATGCGCGATCCCGACATCGAGCCCGAGGCGTCCATGGCGATGTAGATCGCGGCATCGCCGATCCGGACTTCCGGTACGATCTGCGCCTTTTCGGGATACCATTGCGGGCCGCCATCCTCGGCCTTCAGGATCCGTGTCAGGCGCACCGACCAAGGCTTGAGATAGGGATTGAGGCCGAGAAACACCTGCCGCAGCACGAGGCTGCAGATACCGCGATAGCCTGGCACATCAGCCCCGGCTCGCGACGCGAGATAGTCGTTTTGCGCCTGGGTCGGCGCGCCCATCAACACGTCGATGTCGCCGACAATGCCGCCTTCACGCTTCTCTCCCCCGAAGAGATTGGGCTTGTTGATCCGGATGCGCCCGCCTGCAGCCCCGCCGTTGAGGCTCGGCACACTGGCCGCATCCGACACCGCCACCGATTGGGTCGTGAAAGCCGTGGCCGCGGGCTCGACGAGCCACGTGGTTACGCCAGCGCTCGCATCATAGCTCACGGCCTGAACCGTCACGGTCCGGGTCGTGTTATCCGTCAGAAGCTGCAGGTCATAACTCTGGCCGAGCCGAATACCACCGAGCGTGCCCGGGAACTGAATCTGCGCAACGCTGTCGCCTTCTGCCGCCGCGGTGGCGGACATACCCGTCACCGTGCCGTAGCTCGCCAGCGCGCCGACGCCGGTCCCGGCGGAACTGCTCTGTCCCGTGCCGATCGACCAGGCCGTACGATCATCGACCCGGATCTCGCGGATCGCATCCACGGGTCCGTGACAGAGCGCCAGATGCGCTCCAAGCGAATACCGGTACCCGACGGTTTGTGATTTCGAACGACCGCCCATGGCTCAGGTCTCGCTCGCAGCAAAAGCGGCGCGTTTCTCAGCCTCCGCGATCACGCGAAATGCCAGGGCGTCGCCGGTCGCGGCCAGCACCTCAGCCGGCAGCCCGTCTGCCAGGAAAGCCTGCCAGTCGAGGCCATGACGGCGGAACCACGGCCGCGCGCCCTGAAAGCAAAGCCGAGACGCGCGCAGGTCCTGCACGGTGACGATCAGATCTTCGGTCATTTCTTGCCGCCCTTCTTGCGGATCGGATCGACTTTGAGATCCCCCGCCCAGACGACATTCGGGCCGCGCAGCAGCATGGTGCCGAAGACCACAGGGATCGGACGGCCTTCCTCGGCCGTCGGCAGGTCGAAGTCATCGAGCCCTGCCGCCTTCGGGGCCTCAACTTTCGGCTTGGGCGAAAGCGCATAGGAGATCGCCGTCAGCACCAGGCTGGCGACGATCTGGACGACGAAATTCCAGACCATGACGGGCTCTCAGATGTGGGTCAGACGATGCTGGTGCCGCCGAACGGATTGCGGCCGGGAATGTCGGGAAAGCCACCGAAGTTCAGCAGGTTGCCGAACTTGGCCTTGCAGGTATCGCGCCGCAGATCACAGCCGGGGGCGATCTCGACGAGCGCCAAGGCTTCGGGATCGTCGATGGCCGCCTCCAGATCGGGCATGCGGCCAGAGAGCGTCAGGGCATCCCCGTCATGCCCTGTGATGAACCCCAAGACGCCCGTGTGGCGCAGAACACCACCCCGGAACCAGCCGTTGGGCAGCAACGCCGCTTCAGGCACTGTGATTGTCAGCCCCAGATGCGCGCTGGCTGTGCCGCCCAAAAAGAAATTCTCGATGTCGAGACGGCAGCCCTGGGAATAGAGCGCATGACGACAGAGCCGCTGGTATTTGGCGCGGACGCCCTCGCGGCGCATGGACGTGAAGAGGGATTCACAGCGCAGAGTGATGCGCCGACCTTCGACTCGGGCCGAGACAACGCGGCCCTTCCAATGCGCTACCACCTCGGCTGGCACCTGTTCGTGGCCGCGAAAGATGGTGAGCGTCGTGAGTGCCCGACCGCGGGGGCCGAGATAACGGCGCGCAAAGGGATCGGAGAGCGGAAAGGAGACGCTTAGATCGACCCGTCGTGGATCGCTGCTCTGAACGACGGCCCCATGGCTGACGGGCGAAGGCTCCCAGATCAGATTTTCAGTCTCATCAGCAATAGCCCCTGCGGGCGAGGTCCAGGCCGCAGCTCGGCTGGTGAAGCGCCAGACCTGATCGCTTTCGGCAAAGAGATACAGGAAATACGGCCGCCCTTCTGCGGTGGAGGTTTCGACAAGATCGTAGGTCATGCGGGTATCTCGATCAGACTAGCCGCGAAATCGGAGCGATTGTCGAAGTGCTCCAGTTCGATCCGGTCGGTATCGAGCCGCACTTTTGTCAGCAGATGAACCGGCGTTGTCACGAGAATGCTCTTGCCCGGGGCCGCGATGGTCAGCCGCATCCCCAGCGCGTCATAGACGGCGTCGGTGATCTCGCGGAACACCGGGCCGGAGGCGATCTCGAACATCACGTGCCGTCCGATCCAGACACCGGGATCGGCGGTGCCCGCGATGACCAGGGAGGTGGCCGAAGACGTAAGAGGTGCCTGCAGGACCAGTTCCCGCCCCCAGGTCGGAAGCCAGAAGGCGTGTTGGCGGCCGCGCAAGGCATGCAGCCAGTGGCGGCGCGCCCAGCGGGCCGTGCCTCGGTCAACAAGGGTGATCGTCGATCGACGCTGGACATGAGTCAGCACCGGTTCGATCACGATGGGACCGAAGCCGTTGTCGATGTACTCGACAGATTGCGCGATGCTTTCGGCCAATGGCTGGCGGAGCACGGCCGGATCGGTCAGCACGTCGAGCCCAAGGTGGCTTGGATAGCTACTTGCCGGTATCGCCAATGTGTCCCGCAGCGTGAAACGTGCCGTAACGGTTCCCAGTCCCTGGCGCTGCCGGTCGATCTCGATGGGTCGCGTCAGGATCCCGATGCCAACCGGGGCCACAATCGGATGAGCAAGCGTCACGGCCACTAGCGTGGCCAACTCGAGCCGGTCCGGCAGGACCGCGCTGACCTCCACGAGGACTGCGTCAACGCGGTCGGCGGCGATGACGGCCTGTCCCGGTGCCTCGAAGGTTCCATCGCTGGTATCCACGAACACAGCCAGGTCGGCGGCATCGATTGGTGCCGTCGCCGGACGCGCCAGATGCCAGAGAGGCAGCATCCAATCGTCAAGCGCCCCCGCCCGGGCAAGTTCAGCGGCACGCGCGAGGCCGGTCCCATCGAGTAAATGCGTGTAGGTCAGGATCGACCGGGGTCCCGTCCGCAGCGCGATACGCTGTTCGGCCGCCTCGGTGATCAGCGTATCGGTGTTCCATTCCAGCACTTCAGTGACCGGGTGGCGCACAGGGAAAGGCCAGGGTCGCACCACGCGTTCGTGGTCAGGCATCAAGGCCTCCCTGGTTGCGCCGGATCACGTTGACGATCAGCCGCTCACCTGCGGGCGTCGCCAGATAGTCACCAACAATCGACGGATCGAGCACGTTGACGATACGGGTCGCGGACTGAGCGCCCTGACCCTCACCGCTCGCCTCAACGCCAAGCCGACCGCCTCGGCCCCGGCGCAAAGGCAGGATCGCCTCCGGGCCTGCTTCACCCATCAACCCGATGCCGCGGGCAAAGGGAAACACCGTCGGGCGTGAGACCACACCACCGCTGGCAAAGGCTGTGATCTCGCCCGCCTGCCCAAAGGCACCGCCGCGCGCAAAAGTGCCGCCAATCCCGAACAAACCGCCAAGCGCGCTGGTCAGCCAGCCAAAAAGGCCGCCACCCCCGCCGGTTCCCGCGCCCGAAAAGGCACGAAACAGCGCGTCCTCGATCGGTTTGAAGGCGTTATCAATCAGACGGTTGGCCAGGTTCTGTGCGATCCCGGAAATTGCACTCGCGAAGGCTTGCCAGCTCAGTTCGCCCGACTTCAGAGCCTCCTTGATCGGCCCTGTGATATCATCAGTCAGCCCTCGCGCGATTTCCTGCGTGCGTTCCACGGCAGCCCGCGCCGCGTCCCAGGATTGACGCGCAACATCGGCGGCGCTCTGGAGCGCCCCACCAGCACGACCGGCCGCAGCCGCTGTCTCATCCAGGGCTGCTGCAGCTCCGCCAGTCTCGTCTTCGGCCAAGGCTGCATCGAAGCGATCCGCAGCTACCGTGGCTCCATCGAGGGCGGTCTCTGCCTCGGTCCCTGCAGCACGCATCGCCGTGCGCAAAGCCTCCATAGCTTCGAGGGGCTGCAAGGCCCCATCTGCGAGCGTTGCGGCGCTCTGCCTCCAGGCCTCGGCTGAGGCGGCAGCATCGGTAGCAGCGCCGGCAAGACCCAGATCCGGAACAGCCAGCGGGTTGTCGGCGAACGCTCCGGCAAAGGCATCCTGCGCGGCCGTGGCCGCCTGGGTCGCGGCACCCGCAAAGCGGTTTTCAAGCTGTCCCAGATCGAGATCGGCGATAAGGCCGATCCGTCGCTCCACACCAAGCGCTTCTAGCCCGGCGTTCACGCCATCGATGAAACCGTTGATCCTGGACACGACGCCGTTCAGCATCGCTTCAACGCCTTCAATCAAGCTGTTCGCCGCCTGAAACGCGAGATCTCCAATAGCGGCGGGCAAAAGCCCCCAGACAGCCTTGATCGCCTCGAATGCCCCCTCAAAACTGTTCACGGCGGCATTGGCAAAACCGACAACGCCCTCGAGCGCGCCCTGCATGGCGGTGGCCGAAGCTGCTTGAACGTTGGCGAAAGCCGCCATTGCAGAGGCTGCAAAACTACCAGCCCCCATCTTAATCCGCTCCCAGACCTCGCTCACGAGGTTGCCCAGCAGAGCCATGGCATTTCCGAAGCCACCTGCTCCGGAGACAAGCTGGCCGAATTGGTAGATCAGTTCACCCGCGCCAACGATCAGCGCCCCGATCCCGGTTCGGATCAATGCGCCACGCATCACGACAAGCGCGGTTGCAAGCCCGCGTACGGAAATCGCCGCAGCCGCCATTCCGGCGACCCAGCGCCCCGCCAGGAGGGCTGCAAAGGTCGTGGCGTAGGTGGTCAGACGGCCGATATTGTCAAAGAGCCCCTGGATCGCAATCCCGAGCGGCCCGGTTCGACTGGCGACGGCCGCCATGGCATTTGCTAACGCTTCGAGCGCGGGGGCTGCGGCAACCGCCAACTGGTTCGACAGCCCGCGCCAGACGAGGCCAAGGCGCGAGATTGCATCATTGGTGCGTTCGATCTGGTCGGCATCCTGTTCCGAGACGACGACACCGAACGCAAGGACGTCCTCGGTCGCCTGGCGCAAGGTCGCCGTGTCGATCCGGCTCATCGCGATCGAGCCTTCTTCACCAAAAAGCTGACCCGCGACAGCGGCGCGCTCGGCGACCGGCACAAACTCTTCGATGGCGGCGTTGATCGCACCCACGCGCTCGTCCAGCGGCAGGGCAATCAGGTCGGTTGCCGATAGTCCCAGCCGCTCCAATGCGTCGGCGGCAGGCCCGGATCCGGCGGCCGCCTGGCTGAGGCGGCGTGTCAGATCCTTCGTCGCCTGTTCGATGCCGGACATCGAGACACCTGCCAGTTCGCCAGCACGCTCGAGGGTCTGGATCGAGGCGACCGTCGTGCCAAGCGATTGCGCAAGCTTCGCCTGAGCATCGACCGTTTGAAGCCCCGAGCGCACCATGGCAACGCCAGCAGCCGCAGCAGCGGCCACTGCAGCAGCAGCCGCAGCAGCGGCCACTGCGGC